CAAAGAACGCGGCGCGTACGGATTTACCATTTTGCATATTTGCATGATTCACATTTTAGGAGACACATGGCAGGCAAAGGTCCAGCGCCTAAGGACGCAGAACAACGCAGACGCAGAAACGTTGACCCAGTACCCACTCAAGTGGTTACTCAGGACGGCATTTTGCGCGGTCCAGATCTGCCAGCTGGGTATCCTTGGCACTCACAGACATTTCGCTGGTGGGACACTTGGCGCAAGTCAGCACAAGCTGTCACTTTCACTGATACTGATTGGGATTTTTTAATCGATACAGCGTTGTTGCACTCGTCTTACTGGAACGGTGACAACGTAGGAGCAGAATTGCGACTCCGAGTCGCGAAGTTTGGCGCTACACCTGAGGACAGAATGCGACTTCGGTTGCAGATCGACGGTGAAGCAGAGGGGGCCAAATCGAACAAGACCCTGTCTGATCAGCGACGGACTCGTTTGTTGAGAGTGGTGGGGGAAGTTGACCAAGAAGAAACGACAACAGAGTAGCTTCATCTCGCTCGGTTGGGACGCGATTGACTGGATTGAGACTTATCTAGTTCACGGCCCAGGCGACGTGCAGGGTGAAGCCATCACTTTAGACGACGAACAAGCGGCTTTCATATTGAAGGCCTATGAATTGGACAAACATGGGCGGCGAGTTACACGGCGAGCTTTCTTTTCTCGACCAAAAGGTCGTGCGAAGTCGGAGCTTGCTGGAATGCTCGTTTGCTTTGAGGCTCTCGGCCCTGCTCGCTTTGACCGTTGGGACGCCTTCGGCAATCCAATCGGACGACCAGTCCAGTACCCGTTCATCAGATGTCTAGCAACTGAAGAGCAACAATCAGGCAACACATATGACAACGTTCGTTACATGCTCGAGCACATCAGGACCAACTTTGGCACTGAGTATCCAGGCATTGATGTCGGCCTCACACGCACTTTTTTAAAGGGTGGCGGCGAAATCGTCCCATCAACAGCAGCATCAGCATCAAAAGACGGTGGAAAAGAGTCTTTTGCCGTAGCTGACGAAACACACCTTTATTCGAGCCCCGAGCTCAAGCGAATGCACGAAACCGTAAGGCGAAACCTCGCCAAGCGAAAGGCTGCGGACCCTTGGATGCTGGAGACATCGACCATGTACTCGGTAGGCGAGGAATCAATCGCCGAACAGACGCACCGCTTATGGATTTCGATACAAGAAGGCCGCACAAAAAATCCAGGCCTGTTGTTCGATCACAAGCAAGCGCCCGAGGTCCCCGACCTGCAGGACAGTGAGCAGCTTAAAAAAGCACTTGCTGTCGTGTATGGGCCCGCTTTTAAATGGCTAGACATTCCACGTCTAATGGCCGAAATACAAGACCCGATGACAAAAGCATCGGACGCAAGACGCTACTTTTTGAATCAGCCGTCCACAGACACCGACCGCTACATGAACATCACAGCATGGAACGCAGCGGCCGAGCCTGAAGAACTGGCAGAAGGCACCGAGGTCGTTCTCGGGTATGACGGTTCGCGCAAAGACGACGCCACAGTGCTTGTTGCTTGCAGAATTGAAGACGGCAAGATCTTTCAACTCGAGTGTTGGGAAAGACCGCCTGGTCCTGCGGGCTATGGTTGGGAAGTACCAAGAGTCGAAGTTGACGAAGCTGTTCGAATCGCATTTGCAAAGTACAAAGTCCACAAGATCTGGGCCGACCCTTCAGGTTGGCAGTCTTATTTGGACGCTTGGAACTCAACTTTCGCTGACAAAGTAGTTGCAGTTTATCCTTCCAGCCAGCGAAAGTTGATGGCACAAGGACTTGACAGGTTCCTTGAAGACATACTTGAAGGACGTCTAAAGCACAACGGCGCAGCAGAACTTACAAGGCACGTGACCAATGCGGTACCAACTCGGTATGGTCAAGTCATGAAGCCTTCTCAGAGCCACAAGATCGACGGCTTAATCGCCGCAGTTCTCGCTTACCTAGGCCGCACCGAAGCTCTTGTCAATCCTGAGCCCGTTGCACCCAAAGTCACTTACCACACTATTCAAGTCTAGGAGAAACATGAAGCGTTTTGATTTTAGCGTTTTGGTCGAGATCACTGGCGTCGCGTTAGTGACTGTCGGGCTTGCGTTGTTCTCTCCACCGATTGCATTAATCGCTCTCGGTTCATTCCTCGTTTGGGCTACAGAAAAGGCTGATTAATGACCGCTGGCATTTACAACACCACTATCGACCAAGGCTCAGTGTGGTCTGTCGTGTTGGTGTATACCGACTCAAACAACGTCCCTGTCAACTTGACTGGCTACACAGCCGCTATGCAACTGCGACAGAACTACAATTCTGACGTTGCAGATCTGACTTTGACTACCGCGAACGGTGGCATCACAATCGTCGGCGCGACTGGCACCATCACAATCAACGCCACTGCAGCGCAAACTGGAGATCTCGACCCAGGCTTTTACGTTTATGACTTAGAATTGACATCGGGTTCCAACATCTCTCGCCTAATCCAAGGCCAGTTGACCGTAGCAGAGCAGGTGACACGATAATGGCCAACAAAGTCACAATCAACGAGACCAACAATACAGTTGAGATCTCAGCTCCAGGCCCACAAGGTTCACAAGGACCAACGGGCCCAACGGGTGCGATAGGCGCAACAGGCCCAACAGGTGCAACAGGCGCGGCTTCAACCGTAACTGGACCAACAGGTTCAACAGGCCCAACAGGCCCAACAGGTGCAGCTTCAACCGTAACTGGACCGACTGGCCCAACAGGCGCGGCCTCAACCGTAACTGGTCCAACTGGCCCAACAGGTGCGGCTTCAACCGTGACTGGACCAACTGGCCCAACAGGCGCTGCTTCAACCGTAACTGGACCAACTGGTGCCCAAGGAGTAACAGGCCCAACAGGCCCAACGGGTGCGGCTTCCACAGTGACTGGCCCAACAGGTGCAACAGGTGCTCAGGGTGCCCAAGGCATTCAAGGTGTGCAAGGCATTCAAGGCGAGGTCGGTCCTACAGGTCCGAACGGTTCTACTGGTCTTACTGGCGCAACTGGCGCAACAGGCCCAACTGGCGCAACAGGCGCAGCCTCGACAGTTACAGGCCCAACAGGCGCAGAGGGTGCAACTGGCCCAACGGGTGCACAAGGCATTCAGGGTGTTACAGGCGCAACAGGCCCAACTGGAGCGACTGGCGCAACAGGCCCGACTGGCGCAACAGGCGCAGCTTCCACAGTAACTGGCCCAACAGGCCCAACAGGTGCGCAAGGCGTAGCTGGTGCGAATGGCGGCTCTACTAGCTTATTCGACTACAACGCAGACACTTCGGCCACATCGGGCGACCCTGGCGCGGGCGACATACGCTGGAACAATGCTACGCAGATCAATGCCACAACGTTGTTTATTGACCATTTAGACATAAATGGCAACGACATTGACGTTTTTATTGCCCTGCTTAAAGCAGACGATTTTATCATCGTTCAAGATCGGAATGTTCACACCAACTTTCAGAAGTTTAAAGTCACAGCGGCAGCGACCATTCTTGGTGGCTACAGCAGCGTCCCAGTAGTTCTAGACTCCTCAGGCGGCACTGGCACGACCAACTTCAGCAATTTCGAAGCTCTTGCTTTATTGCTCATCAGCGTCGGCCTTCAGGGCGCGACAGGCCCAACTGGCGCGACAGGCGCTACAGGTCCAACTGGCTCTGCGGGCGCAACTGGCGCAACTGGTCCGACTGGAGCCAATGGCGCGGTCGGCGCAACAGGCCCAACTGGTGCCGAAGGCGCGACTGGCCCAACAGGGCTTGCGGGCGCAACAGGCCCAACAGGTGCTGGCGGCGCAGAGGGTGCAACTGGCCCAACGGGTGCACAAGGCATTCAAGGCGTTACAGGCCCAACTGGTTCACAAGGAATCCAAGGAATTCAAGGCGTTCAAGGAGTACAAGGCGACGTCGGTGCCACAGGTCCAACAGGAGCTAACGGCGCAGTCGGCGCAACAGGCCCAACAGGCCCAACGGGTGCAAATGGCTTAGACGGCGCAACAGGCCCAACTGGCCCAACAGGCGCAGCTTCAACCGTTACAGGCCCAACAGGCCCAACTGGCGCGGCTTCTACTGTTACAGGCCCGACTGGCCCGACTGGTCCAACAGGCGCAGAAGGCGCAGCTTCAACCGTTACAGGCCCAACAGGCCCAACAGGCCCAACAGGCCCAACTGGCGCGGCTTCTACTGTTACAGGCCCAACAGGTGCACAAGGTATTCAGGGTCCTACGGGCCCAACAGGTCCAACTGGCCCCACAGGTGCAACAGGTGCGGCTTCAACCGTAACAGGCCCAACTGGTGCAACTGGGCCAACTGGTGCAGCAGGAAATACAGACGAACTGACCACAATGGTCATCATGCAAGCATACTAAAGAAAGAGTAGTAACTAATGGCTACAACAACCTCAAAGGTACTGGCTAGAACAGCAGCTGCAACTTCGAGCACAACTCTTTACACCGTGCCGAACTCATCTACAACTGCAATCGTCACAAACATTGTCCTTGCAAACACAGCGGCGTCAGCCGCAACTGCAACCATCGCCATTGATGGTGTGGTTATCGTGCCTGCTACTTCGATCGCTGCCAACTCGCTGATCGGTTTTGATTTGAAGCAGGTTATCCCAGCAAATGCAACGCCAAAAACCATCACAGGATTTGCTTCTGCAGTCACAGTAAACATTCACATTAGTGGGGTAGAAATCGTATGACATTCCAACAATACCCTTTTAAGGACGGCATTCCATCTGGTAACACAGCTGGACGTCCATCAAATCCAGTTATTGGAGACACTTACTACAACGGTCAACTCGAGATTCTTGAGATTTATAATGGAACTGCATGGGTGGCAGCATCCGCACCCCCAGCAACTCCTTCTATAGCAACGCCAACAGATGTTTCAACTGGTGATGCCTATACATCTACTGCTGGAAAGTTACAGGTTATATTTACTCCAGGTAGTGGAGGTGGTACTCCATCTCAATATAATGCTTTTACAACTGTTGGTGGATATTTTGCATCAAGTTCAAGTACAACAGTAACAATTACTGGTCTTACTCCAGGAACCTCTTATACGGTTTATGGTAATGCTCAAAATAACTTTGGAACTACTGTTAATACTGCAAATGCAGCAGCAGTAACCCCAACAACATTACCTGAAGTAAGAACTATTGGTACTGCAACAGCATCACCATCTGCTAATGAAGTAACAGTAACTTGGACTAATGGAAACAATGGTGGCAAAAATCTTTCTGCTATTACTATTACTCCATTTCTTAACGGAACGACTGCTGAAACTTCTCGCACAGCAGCAACCACAAGTTCTACATCATACACATTTACAGAGGGTCAATTAACTGCTGGTGCTGCTTATACATTTAAAGTAAAAGCAACTAACGCTAATGGAACTTCTGCCGACTCAACCGCTAGCAATTCTGCAACAATGCCTGACCTAATTCAGGTTCAGTATGCAATTATTGCTGGCGGTGGCGGTGGCGGTGGCGGTGAAACCAACCCTGCTGGTGATGGTGGTGGCGGCGGTGGTGGTGGTGGACAAATAACCAATACTATTAACATTGCTAAAGGAACTTATAGCATAGAAGTTGGTAGTGGTGGTGCTGGAGATACCACAAGATCAAGTTTCGGTGGTGGTGGTAATGGTAATTTATCAAGAATACATCAAAGCGGAACTACTGTTTACTCTCTTTCTACCCCTGGTGGTGGTGGTGGTGGCGGTAATGATGGTCCTGGACTAAACGGCGGTTGCGGTGGTGGTGCTTCTGGCGACTCAGCAACATTTGGTATTGGCTCACCTGGTTTTAACGGTGCTGGTCCTTCTGGTGGTCGCGGCGGCGGTGGTGGCGGTGGCATGAGTGCTGCTGGTACTAATCAAGGCGGCAATACTGGTGGTGGTAATGGTGGTGCTGGTGTAACCGAACCAATTAAATCAATAGGAGTTTGTGGTGGCGGTGCTGGTGGGCGAGGCAGTAGTACATCGCAAGTAGGCACAGGTGCTACTTCTTTTGGTGGCGGTAACAACGGCGCAAATGGAACAGCAAATACTGGCGGTGGCGGTGGTGCGGGGCAGTCAGGTCCTAATAATGGTGGTTCAGGCGGTTCAGGTAGAATTATCCTTAAATCATTAACACAGGCTTCTGCAACAACTGGCTCACCAACAGTCACAACATCAGGCTCATACTACATCTACGACTTTACTGCTACTGGCAGTATTACTTGGTAAGGGGTAAACAATGGCACATTTTGCACAGATTGATGAAAACGGCAAAGTAGTAAAAGTCGTTGTTGTACCTAATGATGTTGAAAATAAAGGACAAGATTACCTTGCTAATGAATTAGGTCTGGGTGGTAAGTGGGTACAGACATCTTACAATACTGTTGCGAACCAACACATTAACGGTGGCACACCGCTTCGTGGTAATTTTGCTGGCATTGGGTACACCTATGACTCAATACTTGATGTTTTTGTTCCACCAAAAACATACCCTTCTTGGAAATTAAATTATACAACTTACCAATGGGAAGCACCTGTTGCAAAGCCAGCAGATGTTGAAGGTCGTATATGGATTTGGTACGAAATTAACCAAGAGTGGATATTAACTCTATAATAATAAAAAAGGTCGGGGGACCAATGAAGATCGCAGTTTACACAATCGCACTCAACGAACAAGCGTTTGTCGAACGCTGGTACAAAAGCGCAAAAGAGGCAGACTATCTGCTCATAGCAGATACAGGCTCTACAGATCTAACAATCAAGTACGCCGAGAATCTCGGCATCAACGTCATTAAAATCGCCGTTCGGCCTTGGCGCTTTGATGACGCAAGGAACGCAGCGCTCGCGGCACTCCCGCTTGACATTGACTACTGCATAGCACTTGACATGGACGAGGAGCTGCAGCCTAGCTGGCGCCAAGAGCTGGAGTCTTTAGACCCGCAAGTTACCCGCCCAAGATACAAGTACACTTGGTCGTGGAACCCCGACGGTTCTCCTGGCTTGGTTTACGGTGGAGACAAAATCCACTCACGGCGCAATTACAGATGGAAGCACCCAGTGCACGAAGTCTTAACCTGCACAGGTAGTGAGGTCCAGCGTTGGACTAAGCTTGAGATTCATCACCACCCTGACGACACGAAATCTAGAAGTCAATACTCTGCACTGCTAGCGCAGTCAGTGCTTGAAGACCCAGCAGACGACCGCAACTGTTTTTATAACGCAAGAGAGCTGTTTTTTCACAACAAATGGCCCGAAGCGATTCAAGAGTTTAAACGCCACCTGAGCCTACCTAGAGCGCAGTGGAAGCCCGAGCGAGCAGCTTCAATGAGGTACCTCGCAAAAATGGAAGAGCACGAAAGAGAGTCTTGGCTCCTGAAAGCAATCGCGGAGTCTCCTAGCAGCCGAGAGGCTAGGGTTGATCTCGCGCAACATTACTATTCAAAAAGCTTGTGGCTGGATTGTTACGCAACCGCACACGCAGCGCTGAGAATAACTGAGCAACCGCTCGAGTATCTTAACGAGTCAGACGCTTGGGGCTACTTGCCACACGACCTGATTGCGATAGCATGTCACAACATGAACAAACCAAACGAAGCGATCGAACACGGCAAAAAAGCCGCGGCGTTTGCGCCGTGGATTGACAGACTTCAAGAGAACATGGTCTTTTATAAAAAAGCCCTCATTACGAAAGGCAACTAGATGAGCTTATCGAAAAGACTGCGAGCAGCAGGCGAACAACGCGCTCAGAACATGTTCATGGAGCCGCTTATCCCGTCACGGCCAGCCTACGCAACCCCAGCTGGTGTTGATGTTAATGCCGAGTCTGCGATTCGCATGTCCACCGTTTATGCTTGTGTTCGCCTTTTGGGCGACACCATCTCATCTTTGCCGCTTGGCGCTTACGTTCGCCGCGGCCGCAACCGAATCCCGTACGCCGCAGTCTATGGCGAGCAACCAGCTTGGGTGAACAAGCCAAACCCAGATTGCACCCGCTTGGATTTCTACGAGCAAGTGATCTCGTCTTTAAACTTACACGGTAACGCCTTTATCATCACAGTGCGCGACGACCTTGGCGACGTAGTTGAACTCTACGCTGTGAACCCGCTAAACGTTCGCATTCGACGCCCTGACCCAAATGCAGAAGTCATTTACGAAGTAACTATCGGCATTCAGCCAGGCGGCGTGGTTTACGAGGACATGCAGTCTGTTACGCAAGAAGTCAAGACCATGATTCTGACCAAGCGCGAGATGCTCCATATTCCGATGTTCAAACTTCCAGGCCAGCTTTTAGGTCTTGGTCCAATCGGCGCGGCTCGCATTACTTTAGGCTCTGCAATGGCAGCCGAGGTTTACGCGGCTAGCTACTTTGGCAACGCTGCTAACCCTGGCGGCGTCATTGAAGCCCCAACCGAGTTGACCGAGGAACAGATCTCCGACATCGCTCGCAACTGGAACCTTTCACACTCAGGCCCATATCGCGCTGGCAAGCTCGGCGTTCTAACTGGTGGCGCTTCATTCAAGCCGCTGACACTTAACGCCGCCGACGCTCAGCTTCTTGAAGTACGTAGGTTCGGCGTTGAAGAGATTGCGCGAATATTCCGCGTCCCGATCTCACTCCTTGGCCACCCAGTGGCTGGAGCCATGAGCTTTGCATCAGTTGAAGCTCAGAACCTGTCTTTCGTGCAACACTCACTGCGCCCGCTTCTCGAGCGTTTAGAGCAAGCACTCTCACCACTTTTGCCTGAAGCCGACGGCTTCATCAAGTTCAACCTTGACGCGCTACTTCGCGGCACCACACTCGAGCGCTACGAGGCTTACACCAAAGGACTTAACGAGGGCTTCTTGTCACTCAATGACGTTAGAGCCGTTGAAGACCTGAGCCCATTGGGCGAAGCTGGAGATCAGTACCGAGTTCCACTGCAAAACATTGACGCATCTGATGCAAAAGACGTCGGTCTGAAGTTGCGCACTGAAATCGCTACCAACCTGATTCAAGTCGGCTTCGAACCGAAGTCAGTGCTTGAAGCAGTCGGTTTGCCGCCCATGGACCACACAGGCATTCCAACAGGCCAACTTCAGCAAGTCTCAACTCTCGACCCCGAGGACCCACTTGCAGTGTATGAGGTCGAATAGTGCCATATTACATTTCGGACCAGCAGAGCGACTGCTCGGGCTGGGCAACTGTAAAACAAGAAGCAGACGGCAGTTACACCACAGTGGGCTGCCATGACAACAAACAAGACGCGATTGACCAAATGGTCGCCACCTCGATCTCCGAAAGCATAGAGCCTGGGGGCGAAGTTGGCCAACGAACAACCGTCGGGGACGATAGGAGCAAGATGAAGAAGATCGAACGTCGTACCTACACAGTACGAAACGTGGTGACACGAACAGAGGACGACGGCAAAATGCGCTTGTCGGGCTATGCTGCTGTTTTTAATAACGCCAGCGTACCGCTTCCGTTCATCGAGTACATCGCGCCTGGTGCTTTCCGCAAGACGCTTAGCGAGACTCCTGACGTGCGCCTTTTAATCAACCACGAAGGTCTGCCGCTGGCACGCACCAAAAATGGCACCCTTACTTTAACCGAGGACGAGGTCGGCTTGCGATTCGACGCAGAACTGCCTGACACAAGCGAGGCTCGAGACCTCTACACACTTATTGAGCGGGGCGACGTCGATCAGATGAGCTTTGCATTTCGCGTGATAAGGCAGAAGTTTAACAAAGACCGCAGCGAGCGCACACTGACTGAAGTGTCACTAGCTGACGGAGACGTCAGTGTTGTTACCTACCCAGCTTATCCAACGACAACGGTCGAGGCGCGTGAGCATTTGGCTCGGGCGATTCAAGCCGTCAAAGAAGGCCGCGAGATTTCAGGCGAATCACTCGTCGTCTTGCAGAGCGTCTTTGAGAAGATGTCTGAAGGCCATGAGTACGTCATGGAAGCTGTCGAGATGATGGCCGCACTGATGGGTGCCCAAGAGGAGCCAGTTGAAGACGAGGCCGCAGTCCATGAGGACGAGGACGAACTCGAGGACATCATGGAGACCGAAGCCGCGACACCGCGCTCGATCTCACTTCGTCTTGCAAAAGCCCTAGTCAACAGCACAAAATAAGATTCTGCTGGCAAATCGCTAGCAGATACCGAAGTCGGAGCGAGACTCACACCCTAAAAGCGCCGTGAGCTCAATCGCCACCACCTCGATTTCAAACTCATAAGGAGCAGAATACAATGTCATACCTTGACAAAGTAGTCGAGCGCCGTGACGCAGTTAAGGCAGAAATGGACGCAGTTCTTGAAGCAGTTGCTGAAGAGAACCGCACCGACCTTACTGCAGAGGAGACCGAGAAGGTTGACGCTCTCGTTGAAGAGTCACGTTCACTCGATACAAAGATCGAAAAGCTGAAGGCACAAGCCGACGCCGATGCAAAGGCCTCAGAAGCCCGCGCTTCAGTTGCAGCAGTTGCAACTCCAGCATCTACAAGCATCAAGGTCGTGTCAGAAGCACGCACCTATTCACAAGGTTCTGAGAACTCATTCGTACGCGATGCATTCAATGCACAAGTACGCAACGATTTCGCAGCATCTGAGCGCCTTGCTCGCCACATGAAAGAGGAAGCAATCGAGCGCCGCGATGTCGGCACTTCAGCTTTCGCTGGCTTAGTGGTCCCTCAATATCTCATCGAACTAGCCGCACCATTAGCTCGAAGCGGCAGACCGACTGCAGATTTCGCAACCAACAAGATGACCTTGCCAACAGCTGGTATGAAGTTGGAAATATCCCGCATGACCACAGGGTCTTCAACTGCGATTCAGGCAACTGAAAATGCAGCTGTCAGTGAGACTGACGTTGATGACACACTGTTAACTGTTGACGTGCGTACAATCGCTGGACAACAGGACCTCAGCCGCCAAGCAATCGAGCGCGGAACTGGCATCGACACTTTCGTCGTAGCAGACCTAGTTCGTTCATGGCACACAACTCTTGATGACCAGATTCTAAACGGAGCTGGCACTTCAGGAACAATGAAGGGCATTCGCAACTCAGGCGGTAACGCAGTTACTTTCACATCAACTGCACCAACTGTTGCGCTCCTTTACCCAAAGCTTGCTGATGCGTTGCAGAAAGTACAAAGCAACGTTTTCACAACACCAACACACTGGATTATGCACCCACGTCGTCTAGCATTCTTGCTAGCAGGCGTTGACAGTTCAAATCGTCCATTGGTAGTTCCTTCAGCAAACGGCGTAATGAATGCTGTTGCAACTGGAGCTGGTGCTGCACAGTACGCAAACACAGGCTACCAATTGCTTGGACTTCCAATCATCACAGATGCAAGCGTAGGCACAACCTACGGCACAGGCACAAACCAAGACGAAATCTACTTGGTTGACAGCCGTGAAATGCACCTATGGGAGCAACCAGGTACACCGTTCGCACTACGCTTTGATGCAACTGCCCCAGGCAACTTGACTATCAAGACCGTAGTTTACGGATACGCAGCGTTCACCGCAGAGCGTTATCCATTAGCCGCTTCCATTATCTCAGGAACAGGCTTAACAGCACCGACCTTCTAGTCTGAAGGTACGGCACTAAAGTACAAGTGCAAGGCAAGTGGGACTCCCCCGACTCATTTGCCTTGCACCTCTTAGGGGGAGAGTATGAAAGCAAGCCACAAAATATCTATCGGGGTCTGTGACCCTGGCATGGTGAACGGCGATTTCGCCTTTCGCATGATTCAACTCGCACAATCGCGGTCTTCTAGGCTCGGTCCGTTTGTACGCACCAAAGGCTCGGGCCTGCTTAGCAAGCTACGCAACCGAGTAGTTAAGTCTTTTCTCGACGACACCAACTCCGATTGGCTTTTGCTGATCGACGCTGACGAACAACTGTCGTTGCAAGCATTCGACCAACTCATCAACACTGCACACGACAAAGAGCGACCAGTAATAGCGGGCCTGTACTTCGGGGCTTGGGACGCCAATAAAAACCTTTACCCTGTGCCCGTGCCACTAATATTCAAAGACACACCCAAAGGCTTTGCACCTATCAACGACTACCAACGCAACTCGATCTTCGAGGTTGACGCTTGCGGCACTGGGTGCATGCTTATTCATCGCAGCGTGCTTGAAAAAATGCGCGAAGCTGCAGACCCAAATCAAGGGACCGACTGGTGCTGGTTTTGGGACGGGCCCATCAATGGCGAGTGGATAAGTGAAGACCTGCTTTTTTGCCGCAGGATTAGACAACTAGGCTTTCCGATCTACGCAAACACTGCGGCCATCTTGCCGCACCAAAAGACTTATTGGCTTGACGAGAGGCACCACATTGACAGGCAGCTCAACAAAGACAGCTAGAGAAAAGGACACAACGTGGCTCTAATTAATTGCTATTGCACGCTGTCTGATCTGAAGACCTCACTCGCAATCGAGGACATACAGGACGACACTGGGCTTGAAGCTGCGATTTTGACCGCTAGTCGCATGATTGATGATTACACTGGTAGATTCTTTTATCGGGACGGCACTACGGCTGCGCCTGTGACTCGCTACTACACACCCGACAGTTGGTATATTACCAACTTAGATGATTTTGTCTCTCTTAATCAAATCGCGCTAGACGACGACTTTGACCAAACCTACACTACTATTCTTGCAACTAGCGACTATTTAATTGACCCAGTCAATAACGCACGGCGTGGTTGGCCGTACACTCGAATTACCGCTATCGACCGCTACATTTTTCCTTACGCTTATCCGCAATCGGTTCGAGT